CGGCGATCGAATCAAATTCACCAATAAGAGAAAACCCTGTCGGCTTTGCCAGCTCAATTAGCACGTCTGATGCTGACCCGGACGGGGGCAGGATCACGATGGCATTACCAGAGCTGTCAAATGCAGGTATTTTATTCGCGCGATCAGTTGCACCAGGTAGTTGATTGATTACCTCAGGGACACGCAATGTCCTGTTGAGATTCCCACTGGCAAGAGTATCAACATAGCTCTTGGTTGCCGCGTCCTGAGGGTCTCGCGGATCGTGCACATTACGGATGTAGTTGTTCAGCGCGTCGTACCAGTTCGCAATGCTTGATGGCTTACGCAACGCCAGGCGGAACATACTTCCCACCTGCTGTATCAGCATCGTCAGCTTGTCGAATGCATCCTCGTGCACTTCGGCAAAGAACTTGCCCTGATTGCGCAGATCGGTTTCCTGCGTTGGCTCCAACTCGCGCGCAATGGAGATCTGCCATCCATTCGTCAGCGGTGCCGTAAGGACGACGTTGCCGCCGTTATAACCACCAGCATTTGTAACGGTGTAGTCAGTGTCCAGTACCAGTACCGTGATGTTTTCACTCAGGTCGATAACCGACACGGCCAGATCTGATTTCTTGAATATGCGGAAGGTATACGGGAATGATGTCGTAACGCCATTCCCGGTGTAATCGTTATGGTCAACTACGGTTGATACCGTCATGGCCTGTCTCCAGTAAAGCAGCGCCCGGCGCGCATGCATCATCAGGACAGTTTATTACCCATCAAACCTTATATGAATTGAATGAATAACAATCAGAGAAGTTATTACCTTTTAGGTAAATAGCAATTCGTGCTGGATAGTCCTTAGGACTTTTGCTACTGTACATATATACAGTGAATGCATGGAGAATATCAGATGCAACGTCAGTATCATCACCCGCTGGAAAAAGGATTTGCCGAACGAATACACACGCCGGGAGGCGTCCGCTCCCTTGTTGAAGATTCACACCTGATGACGTTGCTGCGCCAGTTGGGTGATGATGGCTTTAATGTTGATGGCCCAATGGCAGAGCTGACTGCACTGGTGAACTATGTCACCAGCTCGCAGATGTCCATGAGGGATCTGCAGATGCATCTCGATTACTGCGTGGAAAAACTGAAGCAGGAAACGACATAAAAGAAAAAGGCCGCTTCGGCGGCCTCTGTGACATTTCACGTTGATTTTGTTTTTTCTAGCTCAAGAATATCAAGGTGAGAGCTCTCATAGCTTTTACCGAATAGAGCAAAACATATCGTGTCGAGCTCCCTCTTATGCTTGGATGCTCTATCGAAATTACCACCCCAACAGCAAAGGAAACCACCAAGTATTGCTGACTCAAAAAGTAGTGATTCCGCACCTATATGCCTGAACCAGAGGTCGATCAGTAAAGCGGCGAACGCTATTAAGGATCCCCACCCGCCAATCCTTCTCCACTTCTCGGCTTCGTATTGAAGAGAAGCAATATATTCAATTTTATCTCTCGTCATTAGTTCCCCACCGCTTTCCCTAAATCTGGCGCTCTGCGTGGCGTTGTCTCGCCAGGCTCCCACCAGCTTGTTGTATTGAATTCACGCTGCGCGCGGTCCCTTACCCTGTCGTTGTACCCTGGGTTTGCCATCTCCTGAAGTTGCTGCAGGATCAGGTGATTGGTGATGGCCTTAGCATACCAGAGGTTGGCGAATGGGGTGATCATGCGGGCTGTCTTCAGTGCATCAGCACCGAATGAGGTCTCCTCCCCCTGAAGCGCCTTCTGCGGGTTAGTGATCAGCAGCTTGGTTAACTGCTCTGCAAAGCTCAGCACCGGGCCGCCAATGGTGGCCGCGATACTAGATCCATATTGCGTATGGTCCTGGAAGAGGAAATCTCCGTAGATACCGAATGAACCCCCTTTCAGCAGCGCCTGTACCCATGTCGTTGGCTTGGACATGTCGAGCGGGTCATTACCGGTCAGCATACTGTTCATCTGGTTGGCGAACATTCCGGCCAGTGTCGTGCCAGCGATGTAAGATGCCAGGAACTTGATGGCAGGCACCGTGTCCAGATCCTTAGAGCGGTTTACCAGTTGGCGGAACCCGGCAAACGGCGTTGTTTTGAAGAGCATGAAGCTCTTAATCAACTGCCCGGCATCGTCACGAGCGTAGGTGTCAAGACCAGTGGCGGTCGTTACAGCGCTGGTCATTTCACCGTGCGTGATACCCTGCAATTTCTGAGCTGCTTCGGCGCGGGCATTGCGAACCAAGCGCGTAATGGTTTGTTCTGCCTCAGCGTCGAATGCTTCTTTCATCCGCTTCAGGCGTTCAGGAGGGAGATCTCCAAGCGCTGCCAGGGCAGCCTCACTACCGGCGCGAACCTGTGCAATGCGGTCTGCCATGATTCCGGTGATCACGTCGTCAGGCACGGCGTAAATAGCGTCAGGCGTCATGCCCTTATGCCCGGCGGTGGTCATTGGCTGAAGGTCTGCCGCTGCCATGATAGCCCAGTCCTCATTGCTCCAGCCTTTGTTGGCCAGGATGATTTTATCTGATCCTTTAACATCGTCCAGCGTCTTAAATTTTCTGGTCAGTTCGCCAATATTTTTGTACATCAGCAGGCCGAACGCCGCTTTGTTGGCGCGGTCCATTGCGATCAGCCCTGACCACTTCAGCGTCTTCTCTGCAAACCAGCCGGTAATTCCGCGCGACAGGTCAAACCCGCCCATCTTTGAAACAACAGCAGCATGCGAATCCACCAGTAGGCCGAGTTCTGCGTTGGCCTTTTTGGCGTCACCACTGAACAGGTTGCGAATTGTGTTTGCAGAAAGGCGCATGCCGTCGCGGGTAAAGCCAAGTGCCTGGGCATTGGCGCGCATGATCGCCTGGTCGCTGGTTGCCGTCAGTACGCTGGTGCCGAGCATGGCGCTGGTCATCAGGTTTCGCAGGCCGCCGACCGCAGAGGTGAACACGCTGGACGAGGCCGCACCGTTAAGCCCGGCCATAGAGTTAAACATGCGCTCTACCATCTGACGCTCGTCATTCATCTTGCCGACTTCTTTCCCGCCGGTTACCGCACGCTGATATACGCGGTCCAGCACCAGAGAAAAGTTACGGGCAGCGTCCGGACCGAATGCCTTAACGACGCCAAGATCGCGGGATGAAGACTGCAGGTGCGACATCATTACGCCAGCCACCGGCTGCTGCGTATAACGCTCCATGTAGGCAAAGTGGGACTGCGCATCCTTGAACGCCATCACCCTGCTCTGCGATCCACGGTTCTTAATCCCGCCGGTGCCCATGAATGCGCCCGGGTCGATTTTGTTGGCCCCGTCGGTAGCCTTCGTTTCGAAGATCGCTTCCAGCGCCTGGCGGTACTCGATGTCATTCATCGGGCTGCCGTCCGAATTAACGTAGTTGCTGCGATCCTGCGTGTTGTAAACGTCGTCTACCCACGCCTGGCGGGCAAACTCAATTGGCGGCTGACGGCCTGACAGTCGCGCTTTGGCCTGCTCTGCCACCGGCAGCGAGGCCAGCCATTCATCACGACCGGCGTTGCGAATAAAATCAGCATCATCCACATATGGCAGGTGCCAGTCGTCACGAAGGCCAATATCAAAGCCGTTGTCGTTCATCTCCTGGCGGGCCCTGCTGGTGACGTCATTCCATACCTGTGCGATTTTCTTCGCCTGCGGGTTCCCGGTATCCTCGCCGTAAAGCTCTTTCAGGATCTGGAACTGTGCAGACTTCGCAGCCTGCTGGTCGAACAGGCTGCGGAAACGCTGCTCGCCGAGCGCCTTGCTCTGCTCGAAGAATTTGCGCACATCATCACCGGCGTTAAGCAATTCAGCGCTCAGCTGGCGTGACCAGTCCTGATATGCGCCGGTCGCCAGTTCCTCGGCAGAGGTCACTGCAATATCTTTGCCGTCAGTTGTTCGGCGTCCGGAAAAGATAAACTGCTGCAAATTGGCTGGTGTTTGCTGCTCTGGCGGTATATTAGCGTCGAGGGTGTCAGTCACCCTGCTGATGGCGATCGCGTTCTGAGCGACGCGCTGGCGCTTCTTATATACGTCATGCACAACGCGCTGACGAACAAGATCGGCGGCCTCCATATACGTCTGCGCATCAGGGATGCCAGTCTTGCCTTCCCTGGCATTCTTTTTATGCACCTGGCGCACGGCTTCTTTGATGCGATCCTCAATACCTTTCAGCTCGTCAGCCTTTGGCTGGCGCCCCAGCGTCTGCGCAATGGCTTCAACACATGCCTGTTTCATTATGGGTTCCTCAGGAAGCACGCCGCGGCGACGGAATACACTTTCGATTCGTTCTGCACGGTCTGGATTTGTTCATCAAATTCAGCCAGAACATCGGAGAGTTTCGCCGGCTGCCCGGTGTCTGGGTGCGTAATTGTCATATCCGGATTGGTGGTCGCCATATCGCGCGCCGCCAGCAGGTCGTAACTGTTTGATGAAATCGCCTGGCCGGTGTCGGGGTCGACACTTACCTGCCCGCCAGTTTCGTCTGCCGCCGTGAATGCACTTTCGGTGCGCGGAGCCGGAGCTTCGCCAGCCAGATCTGACGGCGTTTCATACCTGACACCATTCTCTTCGAAAACCTGCTGCATTGCATGGTACTGATCGTTTGCGGATTCCAGCATGCCGGGCCGCGCCGGACCATCCAGGCCGCGCGCCATCATCCCGACGTTAACAGGCTGGCCATCATTCAGTTGTCGGTAGGCTTCGTCCATTGCCGCCACATGGCTGTTAATACTCTCGTTGCTGGCATGCAGCACTGGCGCAGATTCAAGATCGTAATAGAGCCCTTCATTCAGAGCGTGGGCTGCGTCGATGTCGCTTGGCTTAATGACCGACTCCCTGATGAGACCGCGCATGCTTTCAGGAATGATCCCCTGCTGAAGGCGTGAGAGATCGGCTCTGGCTTCGTAGTAACGTCCACCTGGCATATTCGGTGCCAGCGTGTCGGTGGCGTCCTGCAGGCGTCGCTGCACCTGGTCTATTTGCTGATCTACTGCTCTTAGCCGAGACTGCTTATCCTGGCGGGATGCGGATAGTGCCTTACCACTACCTGACGGCTGTTCCGCGAGGATTGCGGAACGCTGCTCGTTGAGGTTATCCAGGATGCGCTGGCTGTTCGCAACCTCAGACTGCCATACCTTCCTGTCACCGCGGGATAAAAGCTGTTCTGCACTCTGCTGCAATTCAGCCATTCGTGATTCGTAGGTTACCTGTGGGGCATCTGGCACAGCAGGGCCATCACCTAGTGGAGCGGGTTGCGACGCAGCTTCTCCCTGAGGCTGTGGAGAATTATCCGGAACGCTCTGCACCTCTGCCGCCGGGATCGGCGCTTCAGTATCTGCGGGAGGTGGCACATCAGCATTTCGCGCAGCCAGGTGATGGGCACCACCAAAGGCACCGCCAAGCACTGCATCCACCAGCATCGCCTGACCGTCGAATACCCGGTATTGTTTAGCCATCTCGGTGTAGCCTTTTTCCTCCAGCGTTTCGCCGACTGAATAACGGTTCAGGCCGCCGAATCCGGTATTGATTGCCACACCTGAGGCGATGCGCGTTGCCAGGGTGGTGCCGACGGCAGCAGGTAAGGCCACGCCCGCTGCGTTGAAGAGGCTCTGCTGCGTTGCCAGGTTTCGGGCAGTCGACTCGTCTACACCCTTCCCTTTGAAATCCTGATAGGACTGCTCGTAAGTCGAGCTGAATGCTGTCGCCGCGCCAATGGTCGGTCCGCCAACAATGGTTGCACCGATGGCGGGCACGAACTGACCGAGACCATAAAGCACTTCGGCAGCGGTGCCCTGGCTACCCGCATCAGGCTTCACGTAACCCCGAGCATCCTGTAGTTGTTTGCCGATCGTGTCGTAGGTGTCGTTCAGCGCTTTGTCGGCATCAGGGAACATCACCCGGAAGATATTGACCGTTGGCGCCACGTCGGCGGTGAATGCCGGATCGCTGATCAGACGTTTACTGAATCCGACGGCAGATTGCGCCAGGCCGAGAGTACCTTCAGCCACTCCGCGCACCGGCGCTGCGATTGAGCCCTGGAAGAATGTCGGCTCATAATCTTCAGGACGTGCAGGGTTGGCTGCTGTTTTATCGTCGGTCCACGCCTGGCCTTCCGGAGCCAGAGAAAATACATCAGACATTATTCGACCCTCACGACGATAGCTTCATTGGTTTTCGGATCCGTCGCCCAGCGCCCGCTGCCGCTTACCAGGCGATACTGGTTATTGCCGATATTGACCGGGGTGAAGTTTGATGCGGCGTTGACGTTCAGCCCGGCATCTTTCAGCGCCTGCTGTGCAGATGCGGTGTAACGGTCCTTGAAAGTAGATTTGTCCATGCCGAACGGCATTACCACGTCTCCGCCATTAAATCCCTTATACACCCCGCCTGTGGCGTATTGCGCTGCCTTTTCGACTACATCGGAGTTAGCTGCATCAGTGCGCGTCATGGAGGCGTCGCCGGACTGATAAGCGATCCCGGCGTAAGCGGCTTTGAACAGGTTGTAGCTTAGCTGGCGCGCCTGCGGGTTATTAGCGAATGAGTTACCAACCTGATCGTCGAATGCTCGCTTAAGCTTATCTTCGCTCGGCAACTGGACTGGGGTAATGCCAGCATCTTTCATTGCTTTGGTCGGGTTCAGCAACTGGTCGCCCGCCAGCACCACCTTCGATACGTCGTATTTATTCATGGTCGGCTTGTAGCCAATGAACTGGCTGTAGGCGATGGATGGCTTTTTGTTGTCATACTGGTTATCCGGCGTGCCCAGCAGCAGCGCGGAATAGGCTGTTGCAGCGTTGTTTGGCGCAATGGCAGATGCGACCTGGCGCATTGCCGGGGCCGAAAGCGTTTCGCCCATGCTCTGCAGCAGGCTGATGGTCTGGTTAACATCTTTGGTGCCGCGCACCTGCTCAGACAGTGCTGCAGCCTCCTCGCTCGACAGGATAGGCGCATTGATGCCCAGCGCACGCAGACTCTCCTGTGAGGAGAAGCGGTTAGCCACCTCGGCCGTGATGTCGTTAGGGTTGTTGCTGGCGATCGGCTTATAGGCTCCAATTTCTACCGCGGCGTTAAAGGGATTGCTCTGACGCTGGTTGATAACCTTCGTCGCCGCCGCCGATACCTGATCAAATAATTCAGCTCGGGAAGCATAGCCGTCGCCTGTTTCCTCGGTTCCTGGCTTCAGCTGATTGACGTAGGCTGTGATGCTGCTCGTCGGCATGTTGCGGAACGAGCCGATGTATTGTCCGGCGATCTGAGTGTTCTTAAACTCGGTATAGCGGAGATTGCCTTCGCGCACGCCGTAGGCCGCCAGGAAGTCGTTCTGCGTTGGTGCATCAGGGAAATCTACGCCACGCATATATGCCGCACTGGCATCGCGCACGCGTCCGTCGATATTGGTTCGATACTCCGCCTGCTGCTGCTTGCGAATTTGGTCAGCCTGTCGCAGGAATGTCGCCTGCGCTTCGGGGGAAGCAGCGTCGAATGCAGCATTGCCGGTGTAACGTTTTGTGCTGGTCGGGAGCTGAGACAGGCCGATTGCTGCGCTCACGCCGGTTGCGAGTTGCTGATCGCTGTACGGCTGACTGCCGTTCTCATGCTGGATAATAGATGCGCACAGGGCCTTCAGCGTATCAGGGTTTGATGCATCCAGCTGCTGATCTGGTTTCACGCCAAGTTGCGCGCAAACTGCCTGGATATACGCATCGGTATTGTTATTGTCGGACGGCGGCGCCCAGCGGTTAATTATGTCGCTGACGGTATCAATTCCCTGGCGCTGGTAAGACAGCAGGTTGCGGCCCAGTGCGCGGATGCCATGCTCCGGGGTTTCGAATTTGGCAAAGCGACCATCGTCACCGGTCTGACCTACCCACGGATTGGTTTTGCTGTACTCGAGGTTTCCGGGATTGTTATTCCTGATGCCGCGCGCGCCGTCGCCGGAACCGCCTTCAGATACCGCACGACGTGAGCCAACAGCCGTATCGCTCATCTCACCGTTGCTCTGGATGAACTCGATAGAGTTATTGGCCGTCCACTGAGAAAGAGCGGTGTCGGCTACCTTCTCTTTGAACTCGGTCTTTTTCGCCTGAATCTGCTCGGCGCTCCAGCCATGCGCTGAACCATAGTCCTCGATCTGCTGGTAGGTCTGCATATGGTAGAGAACATAATTTTCATTATCTCCGTATGCAGTTGCTGCCTGTTTCCCGTTATTGGCCAGCGTCGCCTGGAACTGCCCTTCTTCGTAGGCATTGAGCTGGCCTATCTCATGACGCCCGGCCTGAGAAGTGAACTGAATACGCTGCTGCTGCGCCTGCTGCATGAACCCGGCGCGGGCACCCTCAGGCAGGGTCATGGCGATCTGCTCGGCCTGAGAATCAAACTGCTGCGTGTACTCCTGCCCCTTGCCCAGTGCATTTTTACCCTGGAGGTTCAGAAGCCCGGTATCTGGATTAGTAAGAAGATCGCTGGAAAACTGGCTGAGTTGCAGGGATGCATCCTGCGCCTGGGCTACATCTGCGCGCTGTTTGGCCTGCGCAAATACCTCAATCGCTTTAGGGCCAACCTGCGTCATCGCATCGCCGATGTTTGGCTGCTCAAATGCCTGCATGCCAGGAGACTGAAAACCTCGACTCTCAACCTGACGACCGGTGACTGTTGGTACTGTTGGCATTTCGATGTCTCCTTATCGACCAGTTGGCGTGCCGACGGCCGCGCTGATTGGCGCAGCTTTCTGGGTGAACGGTGACCAGGTGCCGCCGCCCATCTGGTAAGCCCCATAAGCCTGCAGAGGTGCGGTGAGCAGGGTTGTCAGCGCCCCCATATTCCCCTGCTTGCGTGACGAGCTAGCCTGGGCTTTATAGTTTTCAGCCTGGACCTGATAACCGTATGCCTCACGCTGGGCATTGTTGACAGTGGTCAGCGCATCCAGCGCGCCGAACTGCGCTGTATCACCGAAAATATCCAGCGCCCCGCCAGTTGAGAGATCAGCGCCGGTAGCCCCCATCGTAGCGGCCTGCGTCCCGGCAGCCTGACGGTTACGTCGACGGACCTCATCAGCCTGCGCATTCCCGCGGTTAATCGAATCCTGAGCCTGGGCCTCTGCAACGTCCGCATTCTGCTCCGCGACCGCTGCCGTATATTTCCCTGACTGGTACTGGTTATAAGCTGAGACGCCACTCAGTGCGACGCTGGCGCCAGCAAGAGCGATAGCCGGGCTACACATTATTTTCTCTCCATGTGGAAACGATGGAACGGAAGACCATGAATGCCGAACGGCTGAGGTTCTTCAATGGTGAATCCCAGCCAGTGCAGCCAGATGCGCGCGGTGTGGTTGCGGGCATCAACATAGTTTTCAAGATACGGATAAACGGTCAGCATTGCATTGACCACTTTCCCGCAGCGGCGCAGGAAGGTGCGCTGGTATTTCTCCAGCGCATCGGTGCCAACCAGCCACGGTATTCCGCTCCCTCCGATCATGGATGCCGGAGCCACGCCGAAGATGGTCACCACCTCGTCGTTAATCAGTCCGGCACAGGCAAATGTTGACGTGCGCAGCCCGGTTTCAATCACGCGGCGCGGGCTCCATCCGTTTATCGCCAGAAATTCATCAACATCCGCCTGGCGAACATGCGGCAACATGGCTTCGATATGTTCTGCGGTGGCCGGTACGATCTGAGCTTTGATCATCAGAATCCTCCAACCGTCATTCTCGGCAGAACCGCCAGAACAGAAAGCGGTAACGGGTCAGTCTGGCGCACCTTAACGCGTCCGTTCTTATCCCAGTTGCTGTCGAGCTTAACCTCTACTTTCCCGGTAGCGTCATCGACAGGATCGTCGTAGAACTCGAATTCACGCTGAGGGTACTCGTACCATTCGCCGCCCGGCGTGGTTGCCCAGATGCCGCGGCTGGCGTTGACCACCATCGTAACGGTCGGAATTACCTGCTTTTTATCCAGCAGCGTTTCCTGCCCGTTGATGTTGATGTCCAGCGTTTCGAATTCAGCGGTGATCGGCATACCGATATGCACCATCGCGCCAGGTGACTCCAGCGTGACGGCGCCACCGGTTACGATTTTTTGCGGCTCTACGCTCGCGTCTGAAAGAATGTTTACGGTCTGGCCTTCGAGGTGTGACAGACCGCTGAAAGTCTGGCGGGCCATCTGCCAGTTTGTTGTGGCCACATTGCGCAGCACCGCCGGAACATTACGGTTGAAGCGAACAACTACCGCCGTGGTGCTGGTTATGGAGATGATGTCTCCACGCAGCTCTTTCGCCACCACCTCGCCAGTGTCGGGATCCGTCTCTGAATACGGGAACTGGATCTGCGCGCCTACGTCGGTACCAACGAAATACGCCCCGCCGCTTATCGTCACCGGGTAGTCGACCTGATAGCTCCAGTCGCCGGTGCCTCCGCTAATGGACATGGTACGCGTTGAGGTATTGCGACCGTCATAGCTCAGCCCGCAATCGACAAAGAACGCATCTTCATCACTGGTAAACAGTCGACTGGACAGGCGCTCGATGTAACGTTTCGTCTGTCCGTTGATTGTCCGGTTAACCACGAAATAAACGGCGTCCTCACTGCCTTCGCTGATGGAGCAGGTGCTTTCGTACTTTCCGGTGCTGGACTGCGGCGCCCATGCGAACACCTGCTGATCGCGTAGATAGGTCAGCACCAGCAACTTACCGTCGTCACGAATGCAGAACGCGCTGCTGTACGGCACGATGCAGAATGACCAGTCGACAATGCTGCGCTTCTGGAAAAGGTGGTTCGCCAGTATGGTCAGGTCAGTTCCCTGGTACCCGTCGACGTCAAAAGAGTAAGCCAGATCGCGGACTACGCTCCCCTTCTCCTGGATAAACAGCGCGATGTTTGCCACTGCGATCGGCGGCACATTGCTGGAGCCGTTATTACCCTGAGAGCTGAACGAGAACGCCGACGGCGTGAGCACCTTATTCTGGTCTCCGGATATCGTATATTCCCCACCGGATGTCAGGGCCACCAGATTGCCGACGTCGATAAGATGGCGGATCTCATTCACTTGGCGCCCGGCGTAGGTGTAGATGATACGATCGTCATCCTGAATAGGGTTGTTCTTGCCAAAGTCTTTGTAGTCTCCGGTCCGGCTCGCCCAGATGGTTTGCGGGTACGCGGTAGACGCGGCGAAATACAGGCGCTGCTGGTAATACACGACCGTGCTTGGGTAGCCATTTACGCTGTTCCATGCATACCGAGCCCACTTGTAGCTGCTGTTGGCTGAACCAACTACCTGTGACGGGATATAGCTCACCACCGTAGCGGTGGCTGTCAGGCCATCACTGGCTACCGCGGTGATGCGCGCGATGCCAAAGCCGCTGTGCAGGTACTCCCACTGGATGCCGGTATCATCTGATCCGGTCCCGCCCCATCCATCCCACGACATGCCTTCAGTGTGAGATGGGCGAAGGGTCCCGGTCTTGCCAGCGGTATTGGCACGGTAGTAGTTGCTGTCAGCGCGGCGCACATCGTTGATGGCGGTGGTCTTGCTGGTTTCCCAGACAGGAACGGAATCAACCGCCGGCTGCTCGAGATAGAATAGTTTCCCTACCTGCTCAGATCCGAATATCGCAGAGCTAACCGTCAGCGTGATGGTGCCGGTGCTGGCGCTGGCGTAAACCTTCACTGACTCGTCAACGTTGATATCTTCGAATGGTCCGTTTTTGGTAGTGACGTCGACGATCTGCCAGCTGTCATGCGCGTATCGGCGCAGTTCCTTCGGCGGGTAGGCCGGGTGAACCAGCGTAAGCACGTCGGCGCTCTGCGTGAATTTAATGCGGAACAGGTCGGCCTCTGCATACGGCATAGCCAGTTCGTAGATCACATTGCTGCTGTTCAGCACATACGCACCGTCTTTGATAACGCGCATATAGTTGTGTCCGAACTCCAGCGCATAAGTCTGGACGGTCGAGAACTGGAAAGGGATAAGGCGGCATTTGCGAGTCGGATATTTGGCTTCGCCGACGAAGCGCGTTCCCGGGCGATTCTCCACCCCGCCATACTGACGCACGATAAAGTTATCGCACTTGCGCAGCGCCACTTGATACTTCGACATGTCGATGCGCCCGTACAGCGACGGGCCAATTTCACCACCGGCAAAGCTCGGCTGGATCCAACTGAAAGCCATTATGACAACCTCGCTGCGGTGAACTCATCGACTGGCGGCTGGGGCTCCTGGGATTCGTTCTGGCTGTGCGAGCCAGCGCTCAGGATGACACTGCGGTACATAGTCAGTGCGTTGTTACCGAGATCTGCGCTGCCGGTCAGCGGCATATTGATGGCGGCGGCCAGACGCCAGGACAGCGCTTCCATGAAGATTGCATCGAACATGTTCACGTCGGTGACGCGCGCAATGTACTTCAGCCATGCGGCGGGCTGATCGGTATAGATCAGCTTCCCTGTGCCGTCGGTATCTGCCCCAACCTCATAGTTAATGCGCATCGCGGCCGTAGGGTTGCGGATGCCGGGCACCATAATTTCGGTGATTCGGAGGCAGTCAGTGGGGTATTGGTAGGAATAAGCCCAGTCCGGAGGGGGATTATTGGTGTCGGCCAGCGCCAGGCGTTTGGTGGCAAAGTTCCAGTCGAAGTCAGCCAGTGCGGCGTCGCTGCAGGAATCGAAATGCAGGGAGCACTGCCCGGCCTCTTTACTGGCCTCGGTCAGGCTGTTAATGCTGCGGCTATTCCCGATATTGCTCAGCGCGCGGTTGCAGATCTCGATAACGGAGGCCATTAATCATCCTCCCCGCCTGGGTAGAAAGCATCTTTCAGCTCTTTGGCATCATCACGTTTCTGTGGAGTCAGGCCAATATCGGTGATCTGCAGCTCAACATAGTTGTCTTCACCGTGATCTGTGGTGCGGGTAGACACAGAACATACGTTAGCCATTGCCATAACTGAAACGCGATCACCTACCGCTGGCAGTGATTTTGCATTCAGGCCGAGACGTTGCAGAGATTCGTTATCCAGCGTGATGCGCAGACCCCACGGATACTGATCTTTGGTTTCTGGTTTTCCTTCTTCACCAACGAATGAGTCGGTGCCTGTTTTCATGTTTACAGTTTTCATTCTCAGGTCTCCGCATAGAAAAGCGGGGCCGAATGGCCCCGGCTTTTAGCACTTTATTGAGCGATTACACGCCCAGTTCTTTACGCCGGGCATCAATCTTCTCTTTGAGAGTTTTTGCGCTGGTGTTTTTATGCGGAGCTTCGCCGAACATCTCTTCGTAAATGGTACGAAGTTGGTCCAGTTCCTGAAGCTCTTCATTGGTTGGCAGAGCGTCTTCCTTCACTACGACATCACCGTCGTTATGAGGGATCAGGTTTTTGCCAGCCTCCCCGGAAAACTCCACAATATCGCCAGGCTCGCAGAGCTTGCCGTTAATGAAGGAGCGTTCTTTGACGCGATATTTAGACATTGGTCTGTACCCCGCCAACAATGCCAGCGGTTACTTTGCCAGTGGTCGGCGCGGTACCGGTGACGGTGTAGTTAAGTCGGATGTAGCGCTCCAGCTTCATCGGCAGCGTGATGACCGGCGTTTTGTAACCAACGGTCAGGGATGCCAGAGGAATGACCATGGAGATCACATCTGTTGCAGAGCTGAAAGACGAGTTGTCATCAGTCTGCACCGTTACGGTCAGGCTGGTCAGAGTGTTGAATGCCTCAACAACCTGAATCAGCAGCGGGATATCGCCATATTTACCGACATCCTTACTGGAGCCGGTATCAATAACGTTGGTTGATACCGCGGTGGCCGTAATGGCCTGAGCCGCGGAGAACAAAGCCTGTTGATCAAGCAACATGATTCTCTCTCCTTACGCCGTTACGGCAGATTCAGTGTTGAGGATTGCATCCACACGACGGATAGGAATGCCCAGGAAGGAAACGATCTTCTTACCGCCGTACTCTTCGATGGTAAGGTTTACGTTTTTGGCATTCATAGCCTGTTTGTGCAGCCATGCGTGGATGGTTTTGTTGGCATAGATAACTTCTTTGCCATCACCAAGCATTGCCACGTCGCGGGCATAATATGCATCCACCATCATGCTGATCAGGTCAGCACCAGTTGATGCGTCTTTGGTCAGCGTGGTCACATCGATATTGCAGATGCGAGAAATTGAACGCCAGTCACGCACGCTCAGACCAAGATCCCACTTGAATTCGTCACGATACGCACGGAACTGTCCGCCGTTACCGTCACTTACCAGATCATCGCCGAGGTCTTCATGCTGGAAACCAGCGACCATGCCTTCTGGATAGATCATGTGAGCGGTGTTCTCACCCCATGACATAAACCAGATAGAGGTATTGGTAGAGCCGCTACCACCGGCGCTGAATACGTTTTCTGCGCTTGCGGCTTTACTGGTGCTAAGCGTGTTGAAGCGCGGCGCCAGGCCCATGAAAGCTTCAGGCTCAGCATCAGTGTTGCCGTAGATGGCATAGCGGGAGACTTTGTTGTTGAAACCCTGGAGCTTGCCCATGTTTTCGGAAACACGGAACGCGGCGGCGTTGTTGGAACGGTCCGCCAGAGCCTTATCAACGAAGCCCAGGTCGTACAACATACCTGTGGTATCGGTCACTGGCACGGTCTGGGTTTTGGTTGGCTGAACGCCCTGGTTATAGCGGCGCCATACCGGTTCAGGAATACCTGCGCGGATGGTGGTTTTGTGCTTTGAACCGTCGTTACACGGCACATAGATCGCATCGGTCAGGATGTCGTTGGTTTTCGCCAACTGCTCCACGATGCGCGCGATTCGCCCGTTCTTGTCAGTACGATTGTAGATGTCAAGCAACGATGGCAGAGTTTGACCGATTAAAGCCATTTTTCATACCTCACTTTTTGGGATAGAAGGCGGAGATAAGGTCACTGCCGCCGCTTTCATGACCGCCGGTGACAACCTTGTCTTCTGACATTGCCTTGCCGACTTTGATAAACGCTTTAACAAGCGCCGGGTGATTACCCAGACCGGTTGAATCCAGGTATTCTTTCAGTTCTGGATCGCCGAATTGTTCCAGTGCACGCTGCGCAGCACTGAGGTTCGCGGTCAGCTTGTCGCCGCCGATCTCCTTGTCAGCCTTCACATCAGCAGCCCACTGCTCAGTGGTTTTCTGCCAGGCTTCCGCCTGCTGCTGCTGCACCATTGGCATGATCTTGGTGCCGTACAGGTCGACCATCTTCTGAGCCTGCTCATTGGTCAGGTTCAGCTCACGGGCGATAGGCTCGAACTGCTCCAGAGCTGAGGTATCAAGCTCCTGCCCTTCAGCAGGTTTGAACTCGTATTTTTCCGGCGCGCCTTCTGGCTTCTGCTCTTTGTCGTCAGACTTGTCTGCTGGCTTATCACCATCGGCAGGCTTGTCGTCCTGAGGCTTTTCACCTTCAGTGCCGGGCTGCGGCTTATCGCCTTCTGGTTTTGCAGGCCCACCTGCAGGTGCAGGAGCATCAGCAGCAGGTGCGGATGGTTCAGACGGTGCCGGTGCAGCGCCACCATCAGCAGGTTGCTCATTGCAAAGACGGCGATGCAGCAAACGTTCAAATAAATTCATGGTCACTCCTGTTCACTGGCCTCTGCGGCCATCTTCAGATACTGATCGGGGCAGTGCGTCATGACGCGCTGAAACAGAACCAGAGCCAGGTTGCGCTGCCCTTCGTTGAATGCTGTGATGTTCGGGTCCACGTTGAAGCAGGTACCGAAAACCTGACCTTTCTCCAGCAGCCCCCAGACGACGCGGCGGCCTTGCTCGCTATCCATGACGAACTTGATGTCATCCTTTTCGCGCTGCTCCAGATCGTGCTTCTTACGCTCGTTCTGAATGCGCTGTTCTTCTTCATCGAAGTCAGTCATTGCTGCGGCGCTCCAGCTGCGTTGGTGATGGCAGTCAGCGCACTAGGGTCTGCGGTCTGAGTCTCGCTGAGCGTCTTGGCTCCCTGCGTAACTGCCTGGCCCATTGCCAGCGCCTGAGCTGCCTGCTGCTGTTTGGCGCGGTCTTCGCGAATCTGCTGCACCTGCTCCTGCGGAACAATGACGGTTGGCGATGTACCTGCCATCTCTGCGAACGCGTCGATAGCCTGATCCGCGTCGAGCTTGTCGAGCGCATCTGTTTTACCGACTGATGCCAGTTGCGCGATAAAGCCAACGGTCTGCGAAAGGCTGGTGAGGCCGATAGATTTCTGCGCCTGCGCCATAACGGAGATGTATTCGATGCGCAGCGGCATGCCCTGCATAACGTCAGGAGGAGGAGGAAGCATGTTCTTGCGCGCCATGATGGAGAACACGCGGTCGATAAGCGGGTTCAGAGCCTCGTCGTTCAGGCGCTCGAGAACAGGGCCGAGCATCAGCAGTTTCTCTTCCTTCATCTCGATCACCGCTTCCACCGGCATAGAGCGGGTGTTGATGTTCTGCAGCATCATGAAGAGGTCGACAAAGTAGGCACTGTTGATGGTCTGGCGTGTGTCCTGAATGTCAGCCAACAGGTCGGCGGTATTGGGGTTGACCAGGTATGCAGGTTTGAAACCGTCCTGACCGCTCAGAACGTCGAGATAGGTCACGTCACCAGGCAGCAGAGAAACGCGCTGATTCTTCAGCGACGTCGGCGCAACCATCGGCGGGTTAGTGGCCTTGTCGATCAGCTGAGCTTTGCGTTTCTGCTCAACCTGCAGCGCTTTAACCTGTCCTAGCGCCAGCATGCCCGGACAGGAGGATGCGTAAACGTCCTCACCGTTCACTTCCCAGCGCGGCGCCAGGACAGGGAATTCATCAAAGCCAGATTCACGCAGTAACTTGTCGGAGTCGCCACCAGTCTCGAAGTACACAGAGCGGAATGGCTTGTTCTTGCTGTCCATCTTCCCGCTGTCGCGGTTGATGTTTGGCGTGATGCAGTGGTTTACCTCGATCCAGTTTTCGTATGTGCCGTTTTCCCACTGGCTCTTCACTGACGTGCTCACGTTGTCCAGGCCGAATTCCTGCACCAGCTGGCGCACGGTCATGGAGAACTGGCGGAAGGAAGTGTCGACGCTGCCGCGCGGGCTGTTCGCCAGGTAGTAGCTGCCGATCGGGAAAGGCATTGTGCGGATCACGTCCTGGTCATCTTCCAGCACAGCCATAGCGGCGGTGCCGAAAGTACCCAGGCTGGCGTACATCACAGGAAGAGACTGATACAGGTTCGACTTGTTGAACACTTCGTTCATGCGGCGCTGCACGACTTCCAGCCAGACCTTCACAGGTCCGTAATCCATCATGTCAGGGTCAGGTGTTGCCAGCTTGAACCACGGACGGGCCGGGCTGGTAATGCCGGACATCATGCCGCTGGACAGGATGCGCTGAGCCATTGAGCCGGTAGGGTCAACAATCTTGGTGTTGCGGCGATCGTCACGGTTAACGTCAGACGTCAGGAAGCGGGAACCGCGCGGATTGATAAAGTCGCTCAGGTCGCGCCAGTGCGGCTCGAACGATGTGCGCTCATTCTTCAGCTGTGCGAGCTGCTTCAGCAGTCGCTCTTTTTCGGTTTCCGCCATCTCTCAGATCTCCGTTACTGACCGAGCAGCGTTTTACCGCTGGTATTGGCGGTGGAAGTGTCGCCCTGGGCACCGGTGAGCATGGTCGAGTTACGACCGGCGGCAGCACGGCGGCGGCGCTCTTCGTCATCGCGGGCACTGACCACAGCGGAGTCCTGTTCCTGAGGTGCGGCCTGAACTTCTGGTGCCGCTGGCACTGATGGCTTGCTGCCGATACACATAGCGATAACCTCACACACGATTAAATTATTACCAATTTAACCATATACGGATTATTTTACGTAGTGCATTGACATATTCGGATGTTATTATTACCCTTCAGGTGACGAAATGAGAAATCAATCGGATTGCGGAGGTGGTTATGTAACCGCTTGTGCAGTAGCCCGGAGTACCGCAGCAGGATATTGGGCTTAAAAGTAAAGGCGGTGGATAAGCGGAGCATCATCTACGCAATGCTCTCGGTATGCACGACATAGCGCTTCACCAGCGTGGCGATACGGTGTGACACCTCGGAAGAGACGAGGCCATAACAGGTAAGAGCATTGAGATTGATCGTCGTTCCTGGGCCCAAGGTCTGCTCGAAGTCAGTGCCGTTGTGGTTTTCCTGATGCTAGTTGGTTCGGTTGCGGCGGATACCAAGGCGACGAAGGAAATGCTGACGCACAGCACCACAACCCAATCACGCCTTAGGACCGTGATACGGCAGTACCAGGCATTGCGTGTAGCTTTGGCGGTGGCAGTTGCTCCCACTTCTGACCACCGCCCTTTTTACAGCAGAACGCCATTCCGATGACGTTGCGCTGTAAACCCTGCATCACCCACCAAGGAAGGCACTCCGTAGTCATTGCTTCCAGTTCGCCCGGTTCGTCCGGGCATTTTTTTGTGCGTGACATGTCACATGATTGCCATAACGCGATTTATCCCCACCAGTGGATATCAAGGTGAATATCCCCTTGCAGGGATACGTTTTCATAATGACCGGAGACTACCTTAAAGGTAGAATTAGGAAAAACATAAAAGGGCCTGATCATGCTTGAATCACTTAAAGAATACTTTTCCTCTACCATCAATACCGCAGCGCAAAGAGTCAGCAATCCAGTATTCGGTGCTTTTGCCCTTTCCTGGTCAGCATTCAACTGGAAGTCGATTTTATACCTTTTCCTGAGCGACACCGGAATCATCGACAAGATCACATACATTTCAGTAAACAGTAGTTGGAAAACTGTGGCCCTTTATCCGTGCCTGTCAGTGATAGTCCTTTGCGGCGGGCTCCCTTGGGTTAATAACTTAATTTCCGCATGGCAAGCCAAGCCACTCGACAACAATGATTCGATAGAGAACTTTAGAAAGGCCAAATTGATTCTTCGCGCTACACGTCTTCAGCGCCTTCAGGCTAAGCATGATGTTACTTACGACAAAGTTAAGACTGGTGCCGAAAAAGATATCCAGGACATGAAGGAAGAGATCATTCGGTCAAAGAATAGTATGGGAGAATTAACCGCCGAACTGAAAGCCAAAGATGATGAATTGAGATCCGCAAGCGCTCAGTTATCAGATCTAAATCATTCATTGAAAGAGATATCAGAAACACTCGGAAGAATGAATGATGCCTATAAAACTCTCAAGAATGATTTTGATGAGTACAAACTGAGAAACCCTGAAAAATCTCAATTAAAAAGTCTTGCGCTTGGTAATGGTAGTACTGTCAGTAGTTTTTTAGACCAACACGGATTATCCAGAATATCAGTAGGAGAACCAAAAGTTTCACATGCCTTTGGGATTTTGCCTGGGTTATCAGAAACTAAAAATAAAGATAAGGACTAAGCATAGGGGTCGTAATCTGTAAGCGCCTTTCCCTGCTGACCTTCCTGCCCTGGAATGCGCATCCGCTTCGACACCGGGAAAGCAAATGTCAGCAGTAGCGCATCACCCTTGCCCGGCGAGCGGCCCAAGCGCTCTTTGATATCTTCCTTCGGCTCAATGACGATCTTGCCGTCCACCCTCACTTTGTACTCTGCCGCCGACAGGTCATCAGCGGTCTCCTGGTCATCCAGCGCGCCGCCGAGCTTAAGCCAGGTCTTGGCGCTGTTGAACATCTCGCCGCGCTTGTTGAGCATCTGAGGGTCTGTCGAGCCGCCGCCGAATGGGATTAACTGCCACGTCCGGCCCCAGCCATCACCGATGGATTTCAGCCCGGTACCGTAGCCGAAGTCGATAAACACCGCGTCAGCCTGGTACTGGTCCTCGAAGTCGGCGATGCGCTTCGCCATAATCAGATCGTCGGTAGTCTTGTTGCCGGTCCAGAGGACTTTGCTGTGCAGACCCTGGCGCAGGTATATCACCGCGTCATCCACGCCGGAATAAGCCGGGTCGACGCCGATAATCACCGGAGCGTGCGCCACCTGCCCAGCGGTCACTACGCGCTTCATCGCCTCGTCAGTGAGGCCGGTAGGGATAAACTGGAGTTCAGACGCGTCAGGAAATATCCCGCGCACACGGACCTTCACGAAGTCGCTATCCTCGCCGTAGTCGTCCACCCACTTTTGCAGCTGCTGTTTGTTGGTTCCTTCCACGGTGCGGCTGTCAATCTGTGCGCACTTCCAGCGGTGTTTGTATTTGCGGAAGCATTCGCGGAAACGCCCGGTGTTACGCGTCGGGTTCCCGAACGCCACCCAGATAATTTCTGTGTCTTCGTCCGTCAGCGCGCCTTCAGCAACCTCCCACACCAGATCGGCAATATTGGACGCTTCGTCGAATACCACGATGATACGCTTTCGTTCGTTGTGCAGCCCGGCGAATGCCTCGGTGTTGTGTTCAGACCAAGGGATTGCGTCAGCGCGCCAGCGTTTGTCGTGACCCTGATCGTTGCTGTACATCGCGGTGGCGGTGCAGGTGAACCACTCTTTCGTGATAGCCAGGTTCGACCATTTGATGATTTCCGGCCAGGTCTTGGTGCGCAGCTGGTTGTCGGTGTTGGCGGTCACCACCACCTTGCAGTCCTCGCAGGTGGACATGCCCCAGTTAATGAGCATCGAGATGAATGCAGACTTGCCGATACCGTGGCCGGATGCGCGGGCCAGCATCAGCGGCTGGTGACGCGTTGCGGGGTTCTGGAGGTGATCGCGTATCTCTCGGAATGCATCAGCCTGCCACTTACGCGGCCCAGTGGCGTGCGCCAGTTCTGTCCCCTCCTCACTCCACGGGAACGCATACAGCGCATAGCCCAGCGGGTCATACGTGAACGAGGCGATATCCTCGACGAGCTGCTCTTCCGGCGACATGGCTGCGGCTGTCATTCTTCACCACCAGCCTGCTCTTTGACGCGCCGGCGCGCGGCGGCCATGCGATCGGCGATGGTGACGGTGCCGGAAACCTCCAGGCGCTCTTTGAACGCGTTGACGTCTACGTGTTTTCCGATAAGTTCGAGGTTCTTCACCTTGTCAGGCCATTTGATTTTTTTGAGGATGGTCTCTATCGAATCCTCGTTCATGTTCATGATGGTTGATGACAGATCAAACCCGCTGAGCGTGGTACGCCAGATTTTCGGCCACTCGCGGATAGGTTTCAGGCCGCCGTCGTCGTTCAGGATATCCAGCACATCCATCTGGTCGATCTCCACCAGGCGCATGAGGACGTAATCAGCACTGACTCGCATGCGCTTGTTGCGTTCCTCCATCAGTTCCGCGATTCGTTTCTGGATTCTTTCATCTCGCATCATCACGCTGGCTTTGACCGCCGCCGTATTAGGCGAAAATCCTGCGTCTATCGCTGCCTGAGACTGGTTTTCGGGTGTCTTAATGTAGGACTGGCAGTAAGCCTCCTGCATCGCTGTAAGAGGCTTATATTGCGTTGATTTGCGTTTGTGGGTTTTTGGTGTTGCGGGCATCATTACCACCTGAGTAATTTTATTACCATGCAGGTAATACTATCACGCCCGCGAAGATGTTACATGACTGGTATCGGATCGCTACCCTGATTGCTTGCAAGGTTGAGGAAGTGGGTCACCACGCCATGCACAGTCGTTTCGTCCAGCGCATCGCCTTCGATTGCTTCACCCTCAGGAACGATAAGCGCCCTTCCCTGCACTTTGGCGAACTCCGTGCGGCCGCAATACGAAATCAGCACGGTGTCGCCCGGATGTGGTTTCCTCGATACGTTAACGATGGCATAGCCCGCCGAGGTCTCAACGGTTCTGCAATTGGCGTCATAGCCGCAAAGGCTGGCTACAGTGAGAGTTGTTTCTACGTAATCTGTTGCCGGAGATGGAAAGCCCATAATGGAACCTCACATAAAAATACTGTACATTTAAACAGTATAATCATGTGAGGATTTAGTCAATACACCGTGACCTGTCACACCGCAAGTTTCGTTTCGTGCCAACCCTGCGTTACCCAGCAGGCCGAATCACCGGCGCACGGGCATGATTTCACCGGCAGGCTGTCGCCGCACTTGCCGCACTGGTTGGTGCTGATGGCTTTAATGCGACCGCGCACCCGGGCATCATCCTGGCGGATCAGCAGAGCGATGTACTCGCTCAGTTCGTATGGGTCGCGGCCCGGGCGACGCTCCGCGCAGTTCCGCGCCAGCATTTCCATTTCCTGCTCATCTAGCACCAGCTCCAGCTTGCGTTCACCTGCTTCAGCCTGGCGGGCGCGCTGCGCTGCTTTGCGTTCTGCTGCTGTCTTAGCCATTGCTTAGTTTCTCCCCGCACATTGCGCAGCAGTTGGTGGTGTAAATACGCCCGTAAGTGTGAGGGCAATCCCGCATATAGCAGAGCAAAGCCCTGAATGCGCGCAGCTGGTAGTCTTCTTTCAACGAGCGCGGGGTCGACTCCAGTTCCGCGATGCGTGCGGCCAGTGATTCCTGGGTTACGTTAACCATTGATCACCTTCCCGCAGCGCTTACAGTAAATACCGTGATACGTCTCTGGCCTGGTGCTGTTGATCAGCTCGATTACTGCGCTGCTGCTTCCCTCAACTTCTCCAAGTTTTAAAGAGGCTGGCGCTCCCCTGGTGATGGCCGGCCGATATGAGTGCCCGAACAATTTCCCGAAAATACCCTGACACTTATCCATCAACCCACCTCTCTCAATTTCAGTTCATCGGCCACAGACTCGGGAACCACCACAGGCATCGGCACGCGGATAACCAGCTTCTTGAGCCTGTCTATTTCGCCTGCCAGCTCCAGCAGGCGGTAGCGGCAATCCTCTGCCTCATCCCGCCACCATGCCACGTCGGCTTTAAGGCGGCGCATGCGCCGCTGTTTGAGTTTGCTCACCATGGCAGCCATCCCATTTGCTGAGCCGCTGCGGATACCAGCAGAACAAACATCACAAAGTCGAATGGGTTAGGCATCACTTCACCTCCTGCTGCGGTGCTGCAATTAGCTCAGGCATAAATCCATCTTGCTTAAGGCTATCAATGTAAGCCGCAGTTCTCCTGCGCTCGCCAGCACATGTCAGCGTTTCGGGGTTGTAAAACCACACCTTCATTCGGCTATTCCATGCAGAAATTGCTTCAGATTTGGTGCATTTCTCTGGCCCTTGAGCGCCACATCTGCATGAGACGTAGCGTTTCTTTCCTCGAAAACTGAATGAGTAGCCAATGCTAAGCGCTGTTGATTCACAAAAAGGACACAGTAATGGAATCATAAATCCTCCTGCTGCGGTGCTGCTGCGAGCATGGCGCCATAAACGCCAAGTGATGATGGTGATTTTGTTGTCATGTAATATGACCATCCAGCGTCAATCATCTCTTTGGTTGGCTCAACCGGCACCATCACCCAACCATCCTGAATGACCGGAGAGTTGCCATAGGCACCCTGGAGCATGGCGGAGCGGCAGGCGTTCCAGCCATCATGGTATTCGCTGAAGTCTTCGGTATGCTCATACGCGGCAGGCACAGATACCGGCGATGGAGGGGCGGTGTAGAGCGGCCTCGCATCTAATGATTCAGGTTTGATTTTGGCGTACATATTCCCGCCGCCATAAATTTCCCACGTCCACGCCACTGGCTCCGCTTCGAGCGATGCCAGCGCGATACGCGCCAGCTCCAGTTCAATTGACCATGTGCGCTCTTTGAGGGGCTCTAACTCTCCAGCCAGCATCATCTCTGCAAACTCAATACGCGCGTGCGCAGAAGCGATAAGTTGTTCTTTGGTGAAAGTGATCATGATGCCTCTCCTTTACCGGCTGCGACCAGAGCCAACTTAGACTCATCAATGTTCCACTGCACATCACCACAACACAGAATCCCGTTTGATGCAGCGTGACCAAACGCTTCAGTGTGCTCGATAAAGGCGTGCGCGCACTGGAGATGGCGTGACAGCTCAGCAATCCGCTTCTCTGCGGCTTCCAGCTCATCCAGCAGCGCCAGCACGGTGGCGGGGTTGGCTGTAGCGATAAATTCAGCGTTGCGCTTGGCCGTTTCATCCCATGCCATGTGGTAATCGTGATCCCATTCAGTGTGGATGCACGCAGCTGTTGAGTTAGTCATGTCGAGCAATGATTCGTGACCAACGTAGACCGCGTATGAGTGGTAGCCAGACACCCTATCTTCGCCCTCGCCATATTCGCCATCTGTCTCGACAACATCAGACCACCACTCACCCCTTGTTGCCTTCTCTGCCGCTTCACGTAATGCGCGTTTGTCGATGTTGCTCATTGGGCGGCTCCTTCTGTCCGTACCGGGATGAAACGCGATGGTGACCAGTCGCAATAGGTGTCCGTCTCTGTGTGGCCGAACATAGCCTTACAGCGTCGGATGTGATGGCAGTTACCGCAGCTTGAACCTTTTGGCAGGCGCATTTTATCCGGGTCGGCAGGGTCATAATTCAGCACTTTGATGTTGTCGCTCATGACTGCACTCCTTTGCGTAGTTCCATGGCGAATACTCTCGCTCTAATCGCCTCCCCCTCAAGGTCGCGAGCAGTAATCTCATGACCAGCTTCTTTCGCCAGTCGAGCAGCTGTTAGGCGACGCTCAACCAGAGCATCAACACCGCTGGCCCGCACTTCAGCCAGGAAAGCGTCGGTAGCCGGAGTTGCAACATCCGATTGGGATTGGCATTTGAATTTTTTGTACATAGTGAAATTTGCCCGCAACTCTTCCATGTACTGCACAGCAAGCTCATGCTCAGCCTTCAGCCCCGCATTCTCCGCAGCCAGCGCCGCGCACTTGGCTTCAAGTTCTTCATAACTCGGTTTCATCTTTACCCCCGCTTACCCGTATAAGTCGTTGATTACGTTGATATCTAAAAGGATCGTCGATTCAGAACGTTTCGCAGTTCCAGCCACCACCTTTGCTTTTTGGTATTGGCTTGAGCGCTCTGAACGTGAACGGGTACATGTCGGCGGCGACCTTGATTTTTACCCTAGCGTCGTCAGTCCAGAACCCTTTCACTTCGTGCAACTCCATCTCACCGGTGGTGAGCATTACTGCGAAGTCCGGCGTGTAGAACGTGTTGTCAGCCAGTCGCAGCTTGATGCCTTCGAACTTGTACCAGGCTATGACAGTGCCGGTGATGCGCTTCAGGTGCTCGGCATAAGCCTCTTCCGTCTTGTTCATCTGGCCTGTCTTGAGTCGACCAAGAGCCTGTAACTGCTTTCTCATGATTTACCCCTTAGGTAATTTAAAACCATATTAGAGTCAAATTCAATAGCTATGCGCATATTTTGTTACCTTGTGGGTAACTATACAGGCGTAAAAAAATGCGCTGCCGCGCCGGTTCTACCTGATGAGTCCTGCCGATTTCCCTCGCCGGTATTCCTCCATCAGCCACTGGGCCGGTGTCAGTCCTCCCAGGGTGGCGGCGTTCGGCATGCATCCGAAGCTTTTGCCGGGAGGGTGGTAAGCACTCCCCCCTGTGTCATCCGGTGTTTGTATCGGTTCTGGCTTCGCCTGAATGCTCAATACCGGATCCGGAATATGGTGACCGGCCGCCACTTTCGCAGCCCATTCCTCCAGCAGCTTGCGCGCATGCTTCTCGACTTCAATCTCGCTCAGCTGTCGCTGGTACATCGCACGGCGGGTATCGCACACAATCCAGTACATGACAGGGTGGCGCCACGGGAACCGCTCCGGGCCGCCAGGCTGGAGGCTTTTCTCTTTGGCGTAACGGTGAAACTCTCCCATCACGTCCTCTATGCTCACGCCCAGCACCATCTTGCTGTCCTTGCACCACTTGATGAACTGCCCGGGCGACGGCCAGAACGGTGATTCGCTGGCGCGGGCATGTCGCATTCCTGCAGATACCTGCTCGCGGGTACGGATCCCACCTTCGGCAAATGCAGCAATCCACTGGCGCTTCGCGTCGGTTTCCTGCTGAACGGTCTTCAGGTTGGTCTGCTCAGCCGCCGGGAAGAGTTGCTTAAGCTGTTTGAACAGAGCATCGACGAGACGCTCTGCGCTGATATTTACAACGTTGTCCTGCTGATCATGGTGATTGTCAGGCCCCATCATGCGAGCCATGGCACCAGCATCACGATTCTGAATTGCTGCGAATACGTTATTCATAAGAAATCCTTCCAGCCCTCTGGGCTGTTCCAGTGTGGTACGTCATCGTCAAAGCTGTCACCGCGCTTTCCTGCCGCTCTTTTTCTCCTGTTCATCAGCAGCCGGGCAAACTTCTGCTCCCACTGCACGTGTTGCATCACATTGCCTTCCGCCATCCAGTAGGTGATGAATTCAATCAGGTCTGATTTCTTGTACCCGTCAGCTGGCAGTGCGTGCCCCCACATTCTGGCGCGCATGACAAAGTCATCTGACGGTTGCCAGTTTTCATGCATGGTGAATTTGCCGATCGGTTCTCCGATACCTGGAACGACGACGGGATGGATTTGAATTTCTTCGCGCGCAGAGAGAGGGGTTTTACTTTCCCTGATCCCTGTTCCCTGATCCATTCCTAATGGTCCTTGTCCGGTATCAGTACCGTACTCATACGGTATTAGATGTAAGCATTTGATTTTGCTTTCCTTTGGCTTGTTTACTACCTGATGTTTGAGGAAGTTTGTAATTGCCCCAAATTGCTTGCCATCTGAGGTGGAAAACATGGACAAATAACCACAGTTGGAAAGCTCCTGTATCAGTACCGGAATAGGAACGGACGGTTCACGGATGGGAAATACAGCCGCTTTTATCAGTTTAGGGTTGGCGTTGAAGTACCCTTCATCGTCGGCATAATTCAGCAAACCAATCGCTAAAAGGCATGCCGGTTCTGAAAGCTCAGCCATATCCTCATCTGTCCAGAACTCAGGCTTAATTGTGCGAATGCGCGCCATCAGATCACCTCCGGCACGTTGCCTTTCGCAGCTTCATCCATAATCCGTTTAATCTCCGCCTGGCGGCGCAGGCTGGAGTTGATGGCGCACTCAACGCAATGACCGTTATAGACGTAACGTTCACTGTCATGACCGTGCTTGCACTTTTTACCGGTGTAATAACGCTTAAGACCTGCCTTTGCAGCGTCCAGACGAGTGATAATCTCCATTACGCGACCTCATTGACGTTTACTATTACGGTAATTTTGTGCGATGGCCGAAAAAAGATCAACCATATTCGGATCATTATTACCTGAGAGGACTGAATAGATATGAAAAGACCGCCAGAAGGCGGCCTGATGGGTGTTTGAAGGAGGTTTTATTCGTAGAAGAAGATAGCCAGTTCCGGCTTTGTTCTGACCCATCCGCGTTGTTTGCATGCCTTAAATAGCCCGTTCATCAATGTCTTACCGGGCATTTTCCGGCGGCCTGTCAGATGCGTCTGGATGTAGTGGCTGGTCGTTCCGGCCTCGTCAGCAAAGGCATTTCGCTCATCAGGAGTGAGTTGCAACCAGTGTTTTTTGAAGTCGAATTTTTCGTTCTCGCTCATAGCTATTGCCTGATATTAATTTCAGATAACAAATATTCACCCAGAAGGTAATAAAAATCAAGGTTTGTTACCTGTGAGGTGCATTTACCTGTGGGGTAAATTCGCTTTTAATTGAACCTCTAACTAATTCATATATGAGGCGATTCACCAGAGCATGAAAAGTATTCAGGATATCCGCAGGCAGAATATTAACGATATCATCGACCGTGACTTCAACGGGGTGCAGACTCGTCTGGCGGAAAAACTGGGAACTCAGGCAAACCTGGTGAACCGCTGGGCCCGCGGGCAGAAGGTGGTCGGCGACACGGTGGCGCGCAAGATTGAGAAGGCAGCAAACAAGCCGTCGAACTGGCTGGACGTCGACCACTCATTATCTGCTGTTGCCATACCTCAGGAGGAGATCACTCCTTCCGATATCGGCCAGCTGGCGGCGCATAACCTTGAAGCGTGGATGCAGAACAACCGAGACCTGTCATCTCAGGGGAAGGTGTCGAAAGCGTCCGGCGTTGCCCAGGCTACAATCCAGCGCATGCTGAACAATGAGGTTAGCGTTTCTATCTCCACCCTGGAGGCGATCGCCAGCGCGTTCGGGCGCCGCGGCTATGAGTTGCTCATCCATCCTCGCGACCCGGCGACCATCCATTACGACCGGGCCCGCTACGCATTGTTACCTGAGAGCGAGAAAAGTAAGATCGAGAGCTACGTCGATTTCGTGATTGTTCAGAACGGTAAAACGCAAGAGTAAAACCTTACATTTCAGAAACTAAGTCGCCATAGAGCGGCTTTTTTATTGCCATGATTATTACCTATTGGGTAATTTTTTATAATCATACCTATTGACTTCAAACCACATAAGGATAATTATTACCTCAACGGTAACACTGAGGTAACGAATTATGCAGTGGAAAATCATCAACGGTTGGTACTGCGTTACGGCGTGCGGGCTGATGAGCACCAAGTGCCGCACTCTGCATGAGGCCATCAACTGGGCGTTTGTCACCAAGATGGCAGTCAAAACTGAAATGGATATGGGGGTGAGCAAGTGAGTGAATTAGCAATCATCGAAATCGCGCCGGACCTGGCGCCAAGTATTTACGTTGAAAACGGTCTGGAAAAATTTCTCGAGCAGATCCGTGATGGTGTTAACGAAGTTCCTGACCTGAGCACTGTTAAAGGCCGAGCCCGTATTGCATCACTGGCCGCCCAGGTATCACGCAGCAAAACAGCCGTTGAAAAGCCAGGCCGTGATTACCTGAAACGCCTGAAGGAACAACCGAAAGTGGTTGAGGCCGAGCTGCGCCGCTTCGTGACTGAATGCGATCAGCTTCGCGATGAAGTACGCCGCCCGCTTACCGAGTGGGAAGACGCGGAAAAGGCGCGCACCGAAGCTCTGCAGAAGCGCCTTCTTGAATTGCGCACATTGGCTGAAGTGATCGACGTTGCAGGTAGCTACCTGCCATCCGCTGATATTCAGGCCCGAATTCTGGAAGCTAAATCCGTGGTGCTGGATGACAGCTGGCAGGAGCGTGCAGCAGAGGCTGGAGTTGCTAAAGACTCAACCATTCAGCAGCTCGAAGCATCGCTGGCAGTGGCACAAAAACGCGAGCACGAAGCCGCTGAGCTGGAACGCCTGCGCAAAGAAGCAGAAGAAAAAGCACGCCTTGATCGTGAAGAGACTATCCGACGTGAAGCTGCAGAACAGGCTAAGCGTGATGCAGAAGCAAAAGCACAGGCCGAGATTGATGCTGCAGCACGCCGTGAAGCTGAAGCCAAGGCTGCAACTGAACGCGCAGAGCGCGAAAAAATTGAAGCCCAGCAGAAAGCAGAGAGAGATGCAAAAGCCGCTGCGGAAAAAGCTGAGCAGGAAAAGAACGATGCTATCGCAGCGGAGCGCCGCCGTCAGGAAGAAGTAGAAGCTGCACGCCTGGCTGAACAGAAACGTATCGCCGATGAAGAAGCGAGCCGCGCCGCTGACAAAGAGCATCGCCGGACCATCAATCGCCAGGTTATTGCCGATCTGGTGGCGCAGGGAATTCCAACTGAGTGGGCTAAAAAATGTCTTATTTCTTTCGCTTCCGGAAAGGTTTCCGGTCAGACAATTAATTACTGAGGTGCCCATGAACACTCAGCAGATTAACAACCTGAAAAAAATCATGACCAGCATCGACAGCGACTACCAGCTGAGCCAGATGCACTACGACCGCCAGGTAGAGCTGATCGACGCTATTAAGCACCACCAGCTACAGGCGCCGTTTTACGAGCTTGGTCGCAAAGGCGTCCGCACCGAGATTCTGGAAGAGCTGATGATGAGCCCTGAGTTTGAAGAAGTTCTCGCAGCGTACCAGGCAGCAATGACCAGCATCATCGCGAAGTGGGATCTGGCTGACCAACTGGACACAGCGAGGAGAGCGGCATGAAACCTGGCATTTACTTCGAAATCAGCAATGAGGATTACCACGCCGGCGACGGCGTGAGTAAGTCGCAGCTGGATATGGTGTCGTTGAGCCCGGCCCTGTTGCAGTGGCAGAAATCCGCACCGGTCGACACCGAAAAGCTGAAGGCGCTGGACATGGGGACCGCCCTGCACTGCCTGCTGCTGGAGCCGGAAGAATTCGATAAGCGTTTCATCGTGGCGCCGCAGTTCAATCGCAGAACGACCGTAGGCAAAGAGGATGAAGCCGCGTTCCTGCGAGATGTTGAAGCCATGGGCATGACCGTCATGGATGCCGAGCAGGGGCGGAAGCTGCAACTGATGCGCGATAGCGCGATGGCTCACCCGGCGGCGCGGTGGCTTCTGGAAGCAGAAGGCTTCTGTGAAGCATCGCATTACTGGACGGACCCGGAGACTGGTGAACTGTGCCGCATTCGCCCGGACAAGCGCCTGAAGCATCACCCGGTGCTGCTGGACGTGAAGAAGGTTGCAGACATGGAGCGGTTCGCCCGCCACGTCGAAGAATTCAGGTACCACGTTCAGGACGCCATGTACCGCGAAGGCGCGCAGCAGACCACCGGTGATCCGCACGGATTCTTCTTCCTGGCAGTAAGCGAAACCATCGACTGCGGCCGCTACCCAGTGCGCGTGTTCGAACTGGATGCGCCGGACGTAGATGCCGGTCACGCACTGTTCCGCCGGGATCTGAATACATACCACCAGTGCCGTGAGTCTGGCGAATGGGGTGGATTTGAAATTATTAAACGCCCTGAATGGGCACGCAAACAGGATATGTACGTATGAGCAACGACATCGCAAACATCAATGCGCCAGTAGACGCAGCTATTGCTGGCACTGCTGCAACAATTTTCAGCCCAGAGGGCTTGAACCAACTGATGAAATTCGCCGAAGTGATGGCGCAAAGCCGCGTAACGGTGCCAGCCCACCTCGCAGGGAAGCCAGCTGATTGTATGGCTGTGGCAATGCAGGCTGCGCAGTGGGGTATGAACCCGTTCGCCGTGGCGCAGAAAACCCATGTTGTGAGCGGCACGCTCGGCTATGAGGCCCAGTTAGTAAACGCAGTTATCTCAACAATGTCTCCCACTAAAGATCGCATCAACTACGAGTGGTTTGGGCCGTGGGAACGCGTAATCGGTAAGTTTGTTGAGAAAACATCCAAAAACGGCAACCCGTATATCGCGCCAGGCTGGACTCTCAAAGACGAAGAAGGCTGCGGTGTTCGTGTATGGGCAACCATGAAGGGCGAGGATCAGCCTCGGGTGCTCGAGTTAATGCTGTCTCAGGCACAGGTAAGAAACTCCACGCTTTGGGCCAGCGATCCAAAACAGCAGCTCGCATACCTGGCAACAAAACGCTGGTCACGCCTGCATTGCCCAGACGTAATCATGGGTGTGTATACCCCTGACGAATTGCAGGAGACGACACCACGCGTTGAGCGCGATATCACGCCTGCACCGGCCACCGCATCAGGCATGAACAAGCTGATCAACTCTAAACCTGAACAGCAACAGGAAGAGAAGCAAAAGAGCAGTGATGACCGAGACCCGGAAGAGATTCTGTGCGCTTTCACTGACGCAGCGATGAACTACAACACGCTGAAGGACCTGGATAAGGCATACAAATACGTTGCCAGCAAGCTCGCTAACGATGATGACCGGCTGGCTAAAGCTACTGACGTGTACACCATCCGTCGCGATGAGCTGAACGAAGTCCCTATGTAATCACCACCGTGGCGCCACGGCGCCACACCTGCAACCAAGAGAGGTATTTATGAAAGGTGCATTGAGTAAGAAAAAACTCCTTGAGGTGGTGCCACTGTCATGGAGCACGATTGACCGACTGGAGCGTGACGGCGAATTCCCTAAACGCTGGTACATCACTGATGGGAAAGTGGCATGGACACAGGAAGAGGTGGAGAAGTGGCTGGACGATCGCAGAAAGAACAGCCCAGAAGAATTCCAGGGAAAAAAGCCACCGGTTGAGCTGCGGAAGTATCGGCCTGTGAAGGGTGCTTCCGTGAGTGCAGCAGCATGACGGCGCTGAAGAAGCATATAGGCAGATGGTCAGATGTATACCTGTATCTGGCCGTTGTCGCCTACCTGATGTGGCTGGCGGCGGTAATCAGTTGAGAGGTCTGGATCAGATGAAAAAGACGAAGCTTGAGCGCTATCACGAAGACTACGTCTCGCAGCGCCGTGTTGAAAGAGTGGTGGCAGTAACGCCGGAAGCAATGGAGATCGAAAGCCGGGCTATCGAGCGCGAGCGCCGCGGTCATTATCGCATCGCGGCCCGCCTGTGGCTCCAGTGCCTGGACGCTGCCGTCGGTGAAGTTGAGCGCGCCCGCATCGCGGTGCGCCGCCAGCAGTGCATCACCAAAGGTAACCGCACCCCGCATCTGGACTACAGCGGGATCGGATGTCGCGGGGTGGTTTATGACTAACCCGCACGACGGGATCACCGTGGGCAGTGTCACGCTGCCCTATTCCATCAATCGCCGTGGATGGGTAGCACCGAGCGGCGACGTTATCAGAAACCCATTAAAGGCTCAGCGCCTGGCTGAGCTGATGAATAGTAAGAAGGTGGCGGCATGAACAACAAAGCAGAAAAAATAGTGATGATGGACAGCGATGACGCTGCCAGCATCCAGACTGTAACTGGTTGGGTAGACCGCCAGGGGCGTTTCTGGGGCAATGACGAGCACCAGGCGCGATGGTGCGGCGCTACTCATCGCAAGTGCAAAAACAAACCTGACGAGCACCCGATTCATAGCACTAATGGCTATTGCGAAGAATGCCACCGCGAAAGCCGCCAGGCGAAGTTCGCTACCTTTGATCGCGCGGTATGGGCCGGAGAGCCACTCGTTATCTTTGATGATGACCAGTATTTTTTTGACGCTGAATCGCTGGCCGATTATTGCTATGAGCACTCCCTGCTGCCGAGCGAGTTGCAGTTAATGATCTGCGAACCTAACTACCCTCCGGAGTTCGACCTGGAACAGCACTGCGAAGAGATAATGCCTGATGGTGATGACTATTACTGCTTGCCGCAAGCTGTGCGTGATGCTGCTGAGGCTCTCAATAAGGCGCTGAAAGAAAGTGCTCCAGTATCGTGGAGCGCCAGCAACCGTGTGGCGATCGTATCTGACGACATGCTCAACGACGAACAGAAGGCCGAAATTATGGCGGAGCGCGCCGCATGACTGGAAAATACACTCTGATCTACGCAGATCCGCCTTGGGTCTACCGCGACAAAGCTGCCGACGGAAACCGCGGCGCCGGGTTCAAATACCCGGTCATGAATGTGCTGGACATCTGCCGCCTTCCAGTGTGGGATCTGGCTGCCGAAGATTGCCTGCTGGCTATGTGGTGGGTTCCGACTCAGCCGGTTGAAGCGCTGAAGGTTATCGAAGCCTGGGGGTTCAAGCTGATGACAATGAAGGGATTCACCTGGCATAAGACGAACAAGCACAAAGGTAACAGCGCGATCGGCATGGGCCACATGACCAGGGCGAATAGCGAAGACTGTCTTTTCGCGGTACGCGGCAAACTGCCGGCGCGCATGGACGCTTCTATCTGCCAGCATGTCACGGCGCCGCGCCTGGAGAACTCGCGCAAGCCTGACGTGATCCGGGAAAAACTGGTTCAGTTGCTTGGCGATGTGCCGCGCATTGAGCTTTTCGCCCGCCAGTCGTCACATGGCTTTGACGTATGGGGAAACCAGTGCGATGGACCGGCGGTGCAGTTGCACCCTGGTTACGCGCTGGATATCGCCGGGATGACGAGGGCATTCGGACATGCTCCGCTATCACCAACAGATAATCAGGGCCGGGAGCGTGCGGCATAATTCATCAGCGAGACTTAAATAGTCATTTTCTTCGGCTAATGACTTTCCATCCACTTCTCAAACTTCGACGGGGAGAACGGCACCAGATCGGTGTGCTCCCCGTTAATCCAGGCATCAACCATATCCGCCCACTGCTGCAACATATAGGCGCGCTGCCGTGCATACTCGGCTTTGTTGTACACCGCGCGCACGCCCTTCTGCTCATGTGCCTGTGCCTTCTCGATCCAGTCTGAAGGATAATCCGCTTCGTGCAGCAGCGTGCTTGCCGTGCGGCGCAGGTCATGCACAGTGAAGTCCTGTATCTTCTCGCCGTCTTTGTTTATGGTCTCCACGGTCCGGTCGATAAGGGAGTTCAGCGCGGCGTTCGATAATGGTTTGCGGAAGTTGTAGCGCCCGGGCACCAGGTATTCACTACCACCAGCACACATCTGCAGGCCCACCAGCAGATCCTGCGCCTGCTTCGGCAGATAAATCACATGTGCGCGCCTGGCCTTCATTCGGTCGGCGGGGATCGTCCATGTCCAGTTCTTGAAATCGATCTCCTGCCACGTCGCGTAAGTGAATTCGCTTTTTCGAACCAGCGTCAGCAGCACCAACTTCAGCGCCATCTTCATGGTTCCCATAGCACCGACGTCATCCAGCGCCCGGAAGAATATGCCGATCTCCTCAGGCGACAGCGTGCGCTCGCGCGGCTTAAACATGGCAATGGATGATGGCTTAATGTCGGCCGCCGGATTGAACAGGCCGTGTCCGCGGTCGTTGGCGTACCGGTATACGCTGCTGATTATCTCCCTGACCTGAATCGCCGTCGCCCGGCCGCCACGCTCGACGATACGATCGCAAAGGTCGCGCACCACTCTGGTGGTTATCTCAGTCATCATCTTGTTGCCGAGGGCCGGGAGGATATCCCTGTCGATCACAGCCTGCTTCATAGCGCGAGTGCTGTCGGCCAGAGTGACGTATTTCATATAGGCGTCGGTATATACCGCGAATGTTTCTGCACCGGCGATCTGCCTGATACCGTCACGTTTCGCCGCAGCAGGCGACTGGCCTGACTTCAGCAACTTTTTGGCGGCAATGAGTTCCTCGCGCGCTTCCGCCAGGCTGATACCGTCACGACCGTACTGACCAATCACCAGCGTTTCCCTGCGGCCGTTGATGCGGTAGTCATAGCGGAACGAGACAGAGCCTGACGTGAGCACAGCGACATACAGCCCGTCACGGTCGGAAACCTTATACAGTTTCTCCTGCGGCTTCAGGTTTTTCAGTTTGGTATCGGTAAGCACAATTCACCCGTAATGCATCCATGTTTTTGTCGGTACGAGAGTATACCTTTCGGGTAATACCGTCACCTGTACCGTCGAAAAATGTGGTGTAGAGTGAATAGATATGAGTAGATATAAACAAAAACCCTCTGTAATTACAGAGGGTTAGATGATGAATTGAATAGATATGATGTGCTATGAACTATCTATACATCATTCCCACTCAATTATTTACGGCACACATAAGCAATTGACTAGTAACAACTTTCAGGGAACTGATTTTCACCGTACCGTTTTATATACCGTCACCGGAAATCAGTGACCCATTTTCAGGGAGTCGTACTGTCGCTCGCATGTGAGTCCTGCAGACCGATACCGCTCAGCCTCTTCTGCTGCTGCGATGTAAGCTCGGTTGCTTTCTTCAAGCATGTCGGCGAGCACACCGATGACCTTGCTGGCTGGCGTGCCAGCGGGGAAAGATCCGGTATAGTGTTCGGTGAGTCGCTTGGTTTTGTCAAGCTCGGCGCGCAGGCCGTCAGCAGCGGTATTAGCATGCTCAGCATCAACACGCGCCACATCGATACGGGATTGTGCTTCACGTTCAATTTGTGTTTTCTCCTGATCACGTTGTGACCTGGCCTTATCATCAGCCTGTTTCTGATCTGCCTGTGCCTTTGCATACCCGGCATCGTACTGGCGGCTTCCATGAACATTCCAGGCAACCATGCCGACGACCACCAGAGCAGCAAGCATCACCACGATAAGCAACTGTTTCCAGTACGCTTTGATGAATGCCCAGATCATAAAAGCACCTTGCTGGCAGTGATGTAACGAGCGCGCCGGTCGTCGATACCGTTCTGACCGCCATTGATGATCTGCGTGACGCGCACCAGGTCGCCGGTGTACTTCATGCATCCTTTGGTAGCGAAGAACCACGCCGCGCTGCGGGCCGCATATTCGTCCTGCGCCAGCAGTTCAGGCTTCTGAACCAGATCCACTTTCAGGCCGTTGCCACAGTCGCGGTAATTGTTCAGGCCGGTTATCTGGATAAGCCCACGCCCGCGGTATAACCAGCCGTCTGTCGGCCCGTTATTACCCATGCGTTTGCTGTACACCAGGTTGGCGATCGCACGCTGGCGCTCCAGCGGTAATGATGGCTCACCAGCACGGCGGCCCAGCGCGTTGGCCTGACCCTGAGTGAGTCGCCCGGTACGGACAAAGTTAGCCAGCCCGGTCACGCTGTAGTTGAAGTTCTCCTGCAGCCGGGTGAAGCCGCCGGACTCATGCCCCACCTGCGCGATAAACATCGCCTGGTGCAGCGGTTGCTCGATGCCAAACTCTTTCATGGCCGCGGTGATGTGCAGATACCAGCGCGTGGCCAGCACGTCACTGATACCAGCTGCACGCTGGAATTGTTTAATTTCCATGCTGGGACCTCGTTATCTTGAAGATTTGAACCACGTTCCCTTTTGTCTTGATAAGCGCAGCCAGGAACACGGCTTTGATGATGACTTCTGACCAGTCGGCGCTGACGTAGTACCCGTAGAAGGTCCGGATAGGTACGCTGGCGGCCACGACGATCAGCAGGTAGGCGAGCCATCCACCCCACCAGCGATGGCGTGACCCGTCACGACGGAATAGCAGGACTCGGATTGCAATGCCGCCGCAAATAGCGGCGTTAAGGATGAGAAGCAGCTCAGGACTGGTCATCGTCTTTTCTCCCCGGGATCAGGTCGCGCGGATTTTCAGAACGGTGATACAGCCAGATGCCAATGCGGACAGCGACGATAGCCGACACGAATGCGCCGGCAGAAAACACAATGCCCTTTTCAAAGGAGTCCTGCGTTATCGTGGGAATAAGGCTGGCAACGCCGATAAGAATGGATGCTGTCGCTTTGTAGAAAAGAACGCCGCAGAGGAAGCTGAGGAACGCCAGAAGTAACCGCCGCTTTATGGGATACTCAACCGCCGAGGTAACGAAAATTACCGCACCTGCCAGCGCCCCTAAAGCCACCTCCGGAGGAACACCCGCGACCACAGACATTAGCGCGCTCAGGCTAAGACCCTGATTCAGCGACTCCGTGGTTAACGTGTGCGACATAGTGACCACCGTTTAATGTGCATAAAGAACCCCCTTAGTTGGTGAGTTCATCATACACAATAAACCATATGTGGATTAATTTTGATCGGATAACTCTTAACAAAATTACCTGATAGGTGATATGCTTTCTCAAACCCTTCTTACAGAACAATGACCATGAACCAACAGACCATTTTAATTGTATGGATGCTGATCACTACAATGGTATTGGTAGGTATCTTTAATACCAGATACTTTGACTTCCTTGATTCAACTAAAAAATTAAACAACCTTGAGATTAATGGTTTACGTTTTTTCCTTTCCATTGGAGTTGCGTTTCATCACTTTGTTTACAGCTTCATGTATCATTCCGGGAAAGGTTGGGTGGTTGATGGGTTTAATGTTAATTTCTTTATGGGAAGGTTTAGTGTTGCAATATTTTTCATAATCTCAGGTTATCTATTCTATGATAAAATATCCATAAACACTAAATGGAAGGAGTTCTTTCTAAATAGATTTTTACGCATAGCTCCAATGACATTTGTTTCTTCTGCGATTTGTATTTCAATTGCGATTTATCTTGATGATGGTTCATTCGAACTGTCTAAACAAATATGGAACATACTGTATTGGTTTGATGCAGGTATCTTTAACCTTAGGATGAATGTTTCATCTGTTCCAAACGCAACACTGATTAATGCTGGTGTAACTTGGACGCTTTACTGGGAATGGGCCCTATATTTTTCACTTCCATTACTCAGTCTTTTAATGAAAAAAGAGGCAAGAGCACCAGTAATAATTACTTTAATAGCAGCAAGCTACTATTTGATGCCTACTGTAAATTACAAGGCTGGATGTTACGCAGCTCTGTTCTCCTTTGGTTTTCTGGCTAAAGAATTAAGCATCAACACAAGAAACAAACTTATAATAAACATTGCACCTATAGCAATAATTCTTTCAATTATATTTATCGGCAGCAGTTCATTAACACTACCTATAATTCCGTTATGTTTTTTATTTTTCGTCTCCGTAAACAACAAAGGATCTTTATTTGGCATCCTTAAAAATAAAGGAGTGCAGAGACTTGGCGAGATAAGTTATTCAATATACATCCTTCACGGTATTGCGTGGTTTATAATGAATGTCAACTACAAATCAAACGAAATAACAAATATAAATTATCTTGTTGTTTCTTCTCTCTCTATCATTATAACTATAACGATCTGCTCTTTAACTTATAAATTCATAGAACTCCCATGCATGGGAATATCAAAAAAGATACAAAAGAATAACCAACTGCAGCCTTCAATGTAAAAAAAAGGCCCTTTCGGGCCTCTTGTTATGTTACCGGGGTTCCGTTTACTTGAAGCTCTTCAGAGCCGTTCGATGTTCCATTACCACCATTACTGAATCTATTTGTCACACCTCCGTTATAGAATCCAGGCTGTACTTTTGCAACGGAAGTTCCTGTGCTCCTTGCAAGTCGATAAGCGTTGACGGTATTAAAGAATCGGTTAAATCCCCAAGGGAATGTCGTGTCCGTGTTAACATATGTGTTGTACCATATCCCATACCCGAAATTATAAACTTTGAGATTAGTTATGTTAATATTGTTACCGTTTTGATTTATCTGAACTCCGACATTAAGCGTTGAGTTTGTTGTTGTACCCCTTAATTCAACACCGTCAATAGACGCATTTAAAACACCATTGGCTGCAAGAATACAAATTCCATCTGCATTTCTCTCAAGACGCCCACCATTAACAGTTATTGAACCGAAATAAACAGCGCCGCTTTTAGGCTCCATAAAAATATTAGACTTAACGGGGTTAATACTGCGATGACCCTGCACTAAAACATTAACAGTCTCAGTAGCGATGTGAACACCATAACCAGAGGAATTGATATCGGTGTTGTTTATCAAGCTTAATTTCCCAGTTCCAACAGAGTCCTGAATTTTATAGGCTCCATTGTTAGAATTAGAGAAACCAGATACGAGGTTATTTGCAATGATATCACCTTCAACAACATCACCGATCAGTATTCCTGCGCCAATATTATCCGCATTAACACCAAAACCAACGTCAAAGATTTGGTTATTGGTAATCATACATGGCGGGTACGGTACCGTTCCATCAGACCCTCCCGATCTGTAGATGCCAGTCCATCCAGCATCTCTGATAAGATTGTTGTTTACCTTTATTGCCCCACCATAGTCCTGATGAGAAACATAACCTATTGTTATCCCATGGCGTTTTTTAATATCAGCCTGAGGCTTTGATGTGAACTCAGTTTTAGAATAGGTAAGACACTGATTATCAGAAATAATTACATTTCGGGCGGCAGAAAGCGAGTTTACAGAGATGCTCTGGCTGGCATCTGAATAACATGTATTATTAATAATTCGCCCTGACTTTGAGTTTCCAGGTATGCCAGTCCACTCGACAAGGTCACCTCCTGAGGAAAACGTTGTCGAGCCATCCCAGTCATTACGCCATCCGAAAAATCCCTCAATAACATAGTGGCGAACATTCAACCAAAGACATCCCGCATTCCTCCAGTTTTCGGCCTCGCAGCCCCTCATCTCTAAGCGCTGCAATCCATTAAGAAGGAAGCCGCAGGACTGCATTTGTATGGTGCCGTTAACACTATCAGCCGCATGAACTTTTAATTTGTCAATAAACAGAACCATATCATAACGATATGTTACTGTTACTCCGTTATAATCCGCCGATGTAATCACAATCTTCATCTTTTTGCCATTGATATGCACCTCATTTCCTGGGCTCGTGATCTCAATGGTTCTTGATGAATAGTAGGTATTATTTGTGCCTTCACAATAGTTCTGAGAAGACCAGCGATTTAATCCGATTAAGCTATCAAACGATGAATCATCAGGAACAGCGCCACACTCTGGTGGCGTAAGCGCCCCCCTCTTCACGTTAACCCACCTCCCGGAACCAGTAACAGCGGTTGGTTTGATGACAGAAAATCTGTCATCAGCCAGCGTGCTCGTGGCCATCCATCTGAAATAACCACCACCTACGCTTCTACCTGCATAGAAAGACCTGACTGATGCAAGACCATTATCTTTTATCCCCGAGGTGGCGTAGAGAGCGGCGATCGAATCAAATTCACCAATAAGAGAAAACCCTGTCGGCTTTGCCAGCTCAATTAGCACGTCTGATGCTGACCCGGACGGGGGCAGGATCACGATGGCATTACCAGAGCTGTCAAATGCAGG